TGAGGACGTAGGATATGAAACGACAAGAGACTTCTTTGAGGCTTATGAGCGAAGGTTCGGTGTAGGCATGAAAAAGCAACTGGAATACGCGAGGAAATGGCATGAGGAGGAGATGGAATGAGCAAGAAGTACCGTCAACCTGCTGTCGCCGCCGCAGTCCAAAATTGGGACTTGAGCGACTGGTTCACAGCCGACCAATTACTCCCACGCGTCATGGAGGAGTTGCCGCAAAGGACAATGTCAATCAATGTCTATTCGGTGTCTCGCTTCCTGCGAATCATGGAGTCGAGGGGGCAATTGCTCTCTCGCACAGCAAAGGGTATCAAGGAATTTCATCGAATGGACGAAGGAGCGTATGAAGATGGGAATTCTCATTTTTACGCGTGATGCTACCCCGTACCGTGAAGGGGAGTATGTCGAGGGCAAAGAGGTTCTTTGCTCTCCTTCCTGTGAAGACCTAACGCTCATCGTACATGAGAAGAGACCCAAGAAAGAGGATTGCCTCGCATGGCTTCCCTATGTGTCATATCGCATGGTGTTCGTCTGCGAGCAGGCTCCGGACTTGAAGGACCACGAATCCGTTATCTTCGACAAGACAATGAATCGCAAGAAGAATGACTTCATGCCTAAGATTCAATCAGTCCTTCGATGGAAGGACCGCAACCGGACATGGGCTATGGCGAGAGGCGTACCCATCCCACTCATGCTCGCATTCCTTCGTGAGAACGATAGGAATATCGACCTTTGGCGACTTCTTGCTAAAGGTTTCACTTGGACGCCGGAGTATTACCAAATGGCCGCTATCTGTTTCGGTACTACGCCTGTGCTTCGCACCACATACCCGAAAAAGAAATCGCAGGACGAGACATTACCGAATGGCTTCCGAGAGTCGGACTTGTACGCAGACATCATAGCGACTCACGACCCGAAGGTGGGGAATGATTTGCGAGTGCAGGCTAAGGACACGCTACCCAAGAAAGCCAAAAAGAAAATGCAGGGCGTGGTTGATTGGCTTTAGATGTATCGTTCGCAGAAGGTTGTTGCCTTTGGCTTTGGATATTCACACTCTTCCCCTTCAAGAGACATTGGGGTTCATTCTTTCTTTGGATGATATTCGGTGTCAATCGCAAAGAAGCACCTCCCTTCCACGAAACGAACGGGACATGGGCTGGTGGAGCAGAATTGGCCTATATCGGGATGCACGATGAATAGTCTCATATAGGCTTTGCGATATGGGCTGCATGATGGCAGCCAAGAACAATGCGAGACTTCGCAGAACGATAGCGAAGATACTGTTCGACGACGGACCAATGACGAGAGTAGAGGTCTTCGGAAAGTTACTCGCAAGCGGCGAGTTCCGCACACTCCCGAACGAGTCTTCGCTGACGGCTATGCTTGCTAAAAACCTGCAAATCGTACAGGAAGGCTACGAGATGGTCGACACAGGGACGGGTGTCAAGACCAAGCAGGCTGTTTATTCCATCAACCGAGAAATAATCGAAGAGGAGGAAGATTTGCTTTACTCAAGACCGTTCAGCACGATGTCGACTATCGAACAAGGACTCTCTTCCCTATGCCCCTCATGTAGACAAAGACGCATCATAAAGGAAAGATGGTCGGACTGCCTCGTCTGTCAAAGAAGGGGTTTATAGGAACATCAGCGTTAATTCGTTTCATGGCCGAGAAAACGATGCTCCACATAGGGAGTCGACGATATGACTTCAAGAACCCCACTTACAAGTGCGGGACACTCATGGGTAATCACCCGAACATGACGGACAAACAGGCTATGGCCTTGGACAAATGCCCCAAGTGTTTCCCTGCTAAGAAAGAGACTCCTAAAGCGCAGGAGGGTTGGCTATGATTGACACAAACAAGTGCGAAGAACTCCTTGAGAATGGTATGCAACACCGTGACTTATGGGAATTAGCAGAAGAACTACTCGCAGAAGTCAAGCGGTTGCGTAAGCAACTTGAGGATTGTAAGCGACAAATACTGGTTACTGCTGATTGGATAAGGGATAGAGGCGAGCGCACCCTCGCAAAAGAGTTGGATGAATTTTTGGGGTGGATGGAATGATTGACACAGACAAGTACGAGAACCACGACATGATACGAATTGCCAAACAACTGTTGATTGAAGACGCACCACTTCTCCTTGAAGAAGTCAAGCGGTTGCGTGAAGCGTTAATCACCATGCACCATGAATGTATTGATTTCAATGATTTAGGAAAGAGACTACATGATTTCATGGTAAAGGAGTCGTGGAAGGAATGACCGCCGTTATTGGAATCGCAGGTACTATGAGGTCGGGCAAGTCGACTCTCGCTAAAGAACTTGCTTTGGCTTGGGACTTGCCTATCGTATCTTTCGCAGAATCACTTCGTATAGAAGTAGCGCAGGCATTCTATCCCAAGAAGCAAAGGTCCGACGCTCGCTTTTGGTGGGGCAGGCTTGAAGGTATTGACAAGTCGCTAACGAGACCTATATTGCAAGCATGGGGTCAAGCGAAGCGTGACTTCTTCGACGAAGACTATTGGGTCGACCGAATGTTTGATTACATGAAACGCAAGGACATGGGCTTCGCCATCTGCGACGATGTGAGGCATGAGAACGAAGCACAAAGAATCTTGGACGAGGGGGGAATCATTATCCGTTTGACTGCTGACAGGCAGACACTTCTTGACAGGGGCGCAACTGCTTCGCAATTGGAACACGCTTCCGAGCGAGAAGACGCTCTCGACGATGTTATGGGTGGGAGAGAGAATCCTAAGAATGTCAATTGCTTCAACTTGAACACATCGGGCAAGAGTACCTACGGTCAATTCGTCAACGCACAGGCTATCCTTTCATGGTCACGCTTGCACACACCGTTGCGAGAAAGACTGTATGAACTATTACCGGCAGGTGAGGAAGAATGAGAATTAAACAGGTAAAATGCCCTGCTTGCAGGGAAATAACGACATTTAGAGCGAGATTAGAGATTTTCGATACCGACGAAGACAAGAAAAACCGTTTGGGTTTGATTTGTCAAGTCTGCTCAAACACGATTAAGTTCACTATGGGGATGAGTAAATGATTCGCAAGTGGTTGGCTAAAAGGATAACCGAGCCTATGGTCCTATCTTTTCTCAAGAAGAAGGGGATTGCCATGTGTAAGATGTGTGACAACATCTGCCACGAACAAGTAGGAGTCTGCGATTACTGTTCATACGAGTTGGACATGATGAGCAAAGAGGCATACGAATGGAGGATGTTGGAATGAGCGCAGTATGGTTTGCTAAACACCGGCCTGCTAAGTTCCCGCACATGGTCGGTCAATCTACGATTGTGGCTGAAATGTATGGCATTATCTCTTACGAGTCGCCTATGAATCACTTCCTATTCCATTCCCCCGAACCCGGAACCGGCAAGACCACTGCCGCCCACATACTTGCGAAAGAGTTGGGGTACGAACTACATATCTTCAATGCTTCCAGCAAGAAAACAAGAGGCATTGAATTCATCGAAGAAGACATTATCCCTCTCGCAAGAAGCGGAAGATGGGAAACCATCATTCTCCTCGATGAAGCAGACCGCTTGACTATCCAAGCGCAGGATGCGCTCAAAGGGGTCATTGAGTCAAACACTTGCTATTTCATCCTCACTTGCAACGACTTGACGAAGGTATCGCCTTGGTTACAGTCCCGTTGTCAAGTGCGACACTTCAAACCAATTGACAAGGACGCCATGAACGAGGCTCTCATTCGGGTTGCAGTCGAAGAAGGTCTTACCATAGGGGGGACACACATGAATGCGATTATCAAGAGGCATTTGGGCGACCTAAGAAATGCGATAGGATGCTTGCAAGCATACGCCACTTTCAAGACGGAGCGTGAGCGGGAACACTTCATTCTCTCCCTCGGAGATACGGACTTGAACGCCAAGTCATTTCTCCGTATGTGCGTAAAGGCTCAAGGTCTGTCCGAAGCCGTCGCCATGATTGACTCCATGCCTATGAGGACCGTGATTAAGCAAGTGCTTGATTATGCGGTCTCCTCCTCGGCATCCCCCGAAGCCAAGATGAAGGTCATTGAGGCTTCAATCGTCAGCGAGCGTGATATTCTCATGGGCGTCGATGAGACAGTGGTTCGTTGGAATTACTGCCGGATTCTATGTGAGTAGGGTTTATATGGACATGGAGAGTTAGGACAAATTACACAAGGAAAGTGAGCAAGATGGTAACAACACAAATGTACGAACGAGTAGCGAAGAATGTAGGCTGTTCAGTCGGGGAACTTGAAACCCGACATGAGCGAGTCTTGAAGACGAACACCCCTGCGTTGGAGGCTTCCGGCCTCGGCGCAGAAGAAATTGGAACGAAGTGCCTGCGAATGGCGGCGGCTGAATTGCGAAGTGAGAAGGCTAAGTTGGCCCGAAGCGGTTGCAGTATGCTTGAAGGAATGTTCATCAGCGCACCTCGATACAAAGATTGGGGCAAGGTCTTCTACAACAAATACAAAGACTTGCTTGCGAGCCTCGACGGTGAAGCACGAAAGACACTTGTCGCACAGGGTCTTGTGACCCTGTATTTGGTGGACGATTTGGAGGGTGGCTTCAAGGTCATTCACAATCCGAGCCTCACGAACAAACAAGGTTTTGAAGAAGGAGTCGCAGAAATGCACACCGAGAACTTGCCTAAGCAGGCAACTCGTATCGAAGACGGCACAGGCTACTTCGTCTGCATCGAGAACAAGTCCTCTCCTACCTACCCAAGCGGTTCACCGAACTACGCTTACGGAAAGGCGAGAGCCACTCAAGACCTCGAACGCACTTGCCTCTTCTTGGGTCGCAAGGCCGGAGACAAAGGTGTTTCCCTCATCCCGATGAAGTTCCGAGGAGACCTCGCTAAGGTCAACTACCCTACCTTCTCCCCCCTTCGCATTCCTGCGAATTTGAGCAAGAACGGCACTGCCTATGCTAAGGCCGGTGTCAGCAAATACACTCTCGACAAGTCGGTCGAGGGTATCTTTTCGCAACCTCCTTTGGCCTCCGATGGTTCGGGTCTTATCCCCGAAAACATGAAGGTCTTGAAGGGTCTCGAAGACATCGAGTCCTTCGTGGGTACACTCTCCGATAAGGAGAAGTGGGACGCTCTATGCGCTGTGGTTCTTGAAGTCGCACACATCGACCCAAGGGAAAAGGGTGGTGCTATCATCACTCTCGCAGACTTGGACTTGGTCTCTTCGGCTCCGCCGATTGACCTCTATGTGAACGCCGAAGAAGATTCCAAATTGGACTTCGGTGTCGGTTCTCTCCTCGTTGTCGTCGGACAGCCTTATGTCGGTCGTGAAGGCGACGGACGCTTGGCTACGACAGGTTGGTGGTGTGTCGAGAGCATCGGCGTGAGCCTACCCGAAGCGACGGCTGATGAGGAAAACGACGATTGGGAGTGATGAAGAATGAGTTGGGGAGACACAGGAAAAAAGAAGCAAGCAGAAGAAGATGCGCCCGTCTACGGGATTGAGCATTACCGTGAACTGTTCATGCGAAAGCGCACTACTACTGCGCCAATTCGCATGGCTTTGACGGGCAAGGAAAACACGGCAAAGACCGGACTTGCAGTCTCAATCGCAAGAGCGAGGACCGATAAGGAAATCGTCATCATCGACATTGACAATTCTGCTGTGCAGACTATCGCAAAGAACTTCCCTACGGACGACAAAATCCGTGTGGTTCCAATCTTTGACGAAACCGACGCTTCTCTCTTTGAAGAAGATAACACTACGAACTGGACTGCTCTCGTCGACAAGATGGGGTACTTCATCAAGATTATTGGAGATACTGCGAAAGATGGGGACATCGGAGCCGTTATCATCGACGGTGGTTCCACCTTCCTCAAGTGGTGTGAGAACGCCATGACTGATGTTCTTATGAACCGCTCAAAGAACCCAATCAATGTCGAAGACGGCGATTCCTTCAACCAAAAGGAATGGCGTATTCGCAACCAACTGTTCCGAGATGTGATGAACAGGGCGCATCAACTACCTGTCGATGCCGTCTTCTTCACCTTCCACCTCAAAGATGTGAAGCAATTCGCAGACTTGGGTAACGGACAGAAGGGACTAATGAAGGTCGGAGAAGTGCCGGAATGGGACAAGGGAACCATGCGATTGTTTTCGCAACAGATTTTCCTCTCTCGCTACACCAAGAAAGGCGACCTCGCCGCAGGTGTCAAGGCAGACTCCGATATGGACGAAAACACATGGGAAATCCGAGCCAACATCGAAGAGATGAAGGGTTGGAATATGGACCTCCTTGGTACTCAACACACTGTCTTGCGAGTCAGTGATGGGAGTGTGTCTTGGACCGGTCTACCTATGCTCGTTTGGGAGTGAGTCGCTTGACTCTCGACATCAAGGTCGTGAGCGAGCAACGAAAACGCTCCAACACGCACTACGCAGTCAAGGTGAAGGGCGAAATGTCCTACTACCTATGTCGTGGCTTCGATAAATTCGGTAAGCATCCCCAAGTGGAGGCTCCGGAAGCCAATTGCAAGTTGTGTTCCTCAATCTTCAAAGGAAGAGGGTTGGGTTTATATGGACAAGGAAAGGTGGAATAAATATGAAGGGAGAAGTAAAAGAACTTTTGAGACTATTGCAGAACACACAAAGAATGGCCGTGATTAACGGGAAGCCGATGCCGCAGGTACAGTCATGTATCATTTCATGTGGTCCTACCGAAGCAAGTACGGTGTCAATCGTGCGAGACGGTATCACATCGGTATCTGCTATGACTTGCGATGTCGAAGAAGGTGATGGTTCCCTCGTCGTTCCCGATATTGCTAAATTGATTTCAGCACTAAAGACTCATAGCGGCGTTGTGACATTCAATCAAAACAAGGACAGGCTCAAGATTCGCTCGACAGGCAAGCAGACTACGCTGGCCGCTAACAAAGAAGCACTTGCGTTCCCTCACACGACCCTCACAGTGAGTGAGTGGCGAGACAAGTCGCAAGATATGTTCGACAAGATTCAGTACGACGGCTACACGATGAAGGACGGTTCAATCCGTGAATACTTCTACGAAGTGACCGTTCCGGAAGCAATTCTCAAGGATGCGATTCAATCTGCTAATATCAACGGACAGAAGGTAGCGAGGTATGTGCTTACTATGTCTAACGGGAACCTCGGATTGACAGTCGGGAAGGACTTGTATGGCGAGGTACACACTACGCTCGCTAAAGACCAAGAATGCGAATCATTCGATGTGATGTGCGAAGGAGGGTTCGAGAACCTAAACCTCGGTGCTACCCTTAGCCTCAAGTTCCTCGACTTCCGAGAGGAAGGAGCGGGAATACATCTCGTCATTGAAGGCCCATTCGGTTGCGTGTACCAACGGTGCGTGTGAATGGGATGCCTACCGACCTCGCTGATTGGTCGTCTCGACAGACTGACCAAGTGATACAGAATATCGCATCGAGGGGCTTGCTCCTAAGCAGGGAGGAGATACGAAGTGTTCTTTCCAAGATGGGTGAGACGATGTCTATGCGTAAATTGCATCGCAAGATTGCTATTATGGCCTTCGTTTTAGAGTTGGATGAAGGAGATACTTGCACCACAGGTCAAATCGCATACGGAGCCATGAGGTTCTGTCGCCCCCAATCTTCAATAACAAAGGACATGGTGGGTGGTATTATGCGAATAATTGCTAAATGGGGCTATGTCAGTATTGTCGTCAGTAACTTAGAGCGTTGGCCTTCCAACATTTACAGGAGGACTGCACTTGAATAAAATCATTTGTGGGGATATTCTCGCAGAAATGCGAAAAATGGATGATGGGTGCGTGGATTTAGTTGTCACAAGCCCACCCTACAATCTCAAGAACTCCACCGGCAACGGTATGAAGGACGGGAGAGGGAGTAAATGGACTTCTGCCGACGATGGGTTGAGGAAGGGATATGATAAACACGAAGACAGTCTTAGCAGAGAGGAATATATTGAGTGGATGAAGGAGTGTGTGACTGAAATGTTTAGAGTCTTGAAACCAAGCGGTGCGATATTTTTCAATCATAAATTTAGGGTGCAGGGTGGATTGATGGAAGGACACCCGTTCTTAGAACCATTCAATGTCCGTCAAATGATTATTTGGTCAAGGGCAGGCGGTTTTAATTTTAACGACTCTTACTTTTTGCCGACATACGAAGTAGTGTATGTGATGCCGAAAACAGCGAAAGGTGAGGGTTCCTTCCGACTCAAAAAAGGTGGCAACAAGAAGGGTGATGTGTGGAGAATCAACCAAGAAAAGAAAAGTCTTCATCCCGCACCATTTCCTGTGGAATTGGTTGACAATATCTTGACCTCTTGCGAGGGCAAGGTGGTTCTTGACCCTTTCGGGGGTTCGGGAACTGTTGCCGTTTCTGCTATCAAAAACGGTTGGGACTACATTCTCATTGATAATTCGCACGAATACTGTCGAATGGCGGAAGACCGAATTAACAGTGTAGCGAGAGTTGAGGGGGATTGGCTATGAATGAAATCATCGTAGGCGACATAATGGAAATTGACCTTCCTGCGAATAAGTTCCGTTGCTGTGTTACTTCCCCTCCGTACTTCGGCTTGCGAAGTTATGGTGAGGATGGACGAGAGATAGGTAAGGACCAAGCCTTAGACGAATACATCGACGGACTCGTCGAAATGTTTAGCAAAGTGCGAGATTCACTAACCGAAGACGGTACTCTTTGGCTCAATATGGGTGACTGCTACAATGGCTCCGGTGGGGCAGGTAGTGATTACAAAGAAGGTGGTCGCAAGGAGACTCGCAACAAGTATGGTTCTCGCTCCGTAACAGGGATAGCACCCAAGAACTTACTCGGTGTTCCTTGGAGACTTGCTCTCGCATTACAAGAAGATGGTTGGGTTTTGCGAAGCGAAATCATTTGGAACAAGAGCAAGGCTTACCCTCAACCGGAAGCATACATCAAGCGTCCTGTTCCTCGACATGAGACCATCTTCATGCTCTCAAAGAATCCCGACTATCACTATGTACCCGACAACCTATTCAGCGTTTGGGACATGACTCCGGTTAGCAAATCCGGCCATGAAGCACCCTACCCTGTGGAACTACCCATGAAGTGCATTCTTGCGGCCACAGACGAAGGGGATTGGGTCTTAGACCCCTTCGCTGGTTCCGGCACTACTGCCGTCGCCGCACAACTCTCCGGACGCAACAGCGTCATGTGTGAACTGTACCCCGATGTAGCCGAGCGTATGGCTGAAAGGCTCGATACTCTACCCGATGCAGAAGGCAAGGATTGGCTCTAAGGGTTTATATGAACATGGCCCATAGTACGGGACATGAAGAAGAAAGGAAAACACATAGTTGGAGACGCTCATTTTAACAGACACATAGTTGGACACGCTCATTTTAACAGGATTTACGGCCCCTATATGTCAGCGAGTGAGAAGGGCTACCCTGCGATTATGGATGAAGCAGTATATCATTTTTACACGGCCAAACTTCCCCTTCAAACAGTGTGTGTTGGGTACACGACTTTCACTGAAGTCTCCGAAGGAGTATTCTTAGTCGGCAATACATGGGTGCATGAAGATTGGAGAGGCGAAGGTCTACATGAAGACATACTCAAAAGTCGCAACGATTGGCTTCAACACGGACATATAGCAAGCGACATATACACACTACTTAACCCACAGGACACCACTAAGATTCACCAACTACGCCATGTCGTTAGCAAATTGGATTACAAGCCTAAGCGACTGTGGTCTGCTAAAGGCATCCCTCTCAAGGTGCGATTCCAAATATGGCGCAGTGGACTTGAGTTGTGGGGGAAGAAATTTGATAGTTGAGCGTGGTCGTGGGAATAAGGTAGTCGTGCGATACCGTGACCAAGACGGCAAAAGAGCCAAGAAAACCTACGAAGAAAGTCCGTATTGCTATGTCCATGAGAAGGACATACATGATTTGCAAGTACCCTGCAAAGTGGGGAGTGAAACGCACGAAGGACTGTATGGGGAACCTCTACGAAAGGTATCGTTTAGAGACACCGAGGATATGCGATTCCTTACGAGGAGTCAAATGCAGACATGGGAAGGAAACATCAATCATCCGAACCGAGTTCTCGCAAACAGTGGCGACGAGTTCCCCATGTATGAACACCGGATTTGGTACTTCGACATGGAATGGAAGATTGAGAATGGCGAAATAACCATCATCGTCGTACAAGATTCGCAAGAAGGCGAGTTCGTTATGTTCCACCACCGAGACTACGAAGAAGGCCACTACGACTCTATCCCCGCCGAAAACCATCCCTACGGCAAGGACGCCTGCGAAACCGATGGACGGAAGTTCCGTTGCTTTGCTAATGAATCCGATATGTTGGAGGCTTTTGCTAAATTGCTAAAGAAGCACGACCCCGACATCGTTACTGGATGGAATGTAGTCAATGCAGACTGCCAACAACTGTTCAAGCGATTCAAAGTGAACGGCCTTGATGTGCGAACACTATCTCCTATGCGCCGTGTGCGATTTGACTTCGGCGATTGGGCGCAACCTATTGTAGGTATCAATGTCATTGATTTGATGGTCGGATTCAAGAAAATGTGGACGCTAAAAAACGGACAACTGCCCGCTATGTCCCTCGATGCTGTCTCGGAGTTCTGTCTCGGAGACCGAAAAGTCCCGCTACAAGATGGACACGATACCTACTACACCGACTTCGGGACATATCTCGACTATGCGAGGCAAGATGTAGACCTCCTGCCCCGCCTCAATTCCCTCGTCGACGCTCTCGGCTACTTCACTGCTATTCAGCATATCGCAAAGTGTGATATACGCTCGACTGCATTCGTTACACAGGTCTTCACTAATTTATGTCTGCTTGACGAAGACTTCAATTTGAGAATTCCGAGCAAGCCACAATTTAGCAAAGTGGACTACGAAGGAGCGGATATTATGAAGCCTACGCCCGGACTTTACCACAACATCGGCATCTTCGATGTGAGGGCTATGTATCACTCCAATGTCGACAAGTACGGCATTTGCTGGACTACACTCTCCGACGAAGGAGAGGATTGTGGGAACGGTATCAAATTCAATCGTAGCAAGAAGGGTCTTCTGTGCCGACAGATGGACAAAATGACCGAGTTGCGAAACCATTACAAGAAGTTGAAGGCAGACGCTAAGACGGAGGGTGAGGCTCGCGCTTACGATGCTTTGCAATACGCAACTAAGTCTCTCGTCGCTTCGATGTACGGAGTGGCCGGAGATGCGAAATATGGGTTTTACCACCCCGACATTGCCGCCGCCATTACCTACACAAGTCGCAAAACACTTGGGGAGTTGCGAGACCATGCCGAAGACTTAGGCTTCAAAGTCCGATATGGACACACCGATTCAATCATGTGCGAAGTCCCTACTCCCGAAGCCGGTATCGCCGCCTTAGAACACATCAACCGAGAGATGTACCCCATCATCACTGAATTCGAGAAGTGGTCGGAGTCCTTCTTCATCCTCGTAAAGAATCGGTACTGCGGTCTCGTTTCTTGGACTGACGGAGAGTACCACGAAGCCGAGAGGTATGTGAAGGGCATCGAGTTGAAGCAGTCGAGGCTACCGCAAGCCATGAAGAATGCTATGGGCTTAGTGATTGACGGCATCCTCTCCGGCGAATCGCAAGAAACCATCACTAATACTTTGAAGAGAAGTATTAGTGATGTAGTCAAGAAGAATGTGCCAATCGCAGATTTGACCATCAAAGCGAAGTTGAAAGACAATTTGTCCAAATACTCCGTCCTTTCGGAAGCGAGAGCCGGTGCTAAGTGGGCTAACGACTTCTTAGGAAAGGGCTACAAGAAAGACGATTACTTCCTTTGTGCCATCAACGAGGAAGGGAAATACATAGCGTTCGACGAACCTTCCGACATCGAAGGCATCACGGAGATAGGCTACGAGTATATGGCTCGCAAGTTCATTTACGACAAAGTCCTACCATACTACGAAGTCATGGGTTGGGACTATATCCCGCTTGAGAATGCGCTTAGGGGTATTGAGGCCGATTGGCTTTGATTCTCCGTTGGGTTTATATGGAAATGGAAAGGTGGGAAGGATATGAGCAGAAAGCCCACAATCCGAGAATTAGACGAAAAAATCAACCAAACACAAGAAAACATGGGTATCATGGCTGGTCGTATCGACCAATTCCTAAATATGTTCGTGCAAGAATTGGAAAAGCACAACACGCTGATTTCAAAGATGCTTGAGCAACAAGGACTCATGGAAGAATCGGTGTGTGCCGAGTGTGCTGGTACTATCCGCATCCCTATGCTCGATGGCTTGGAACCTCTCGAAGAATGCCCGTACTGCAACGCCTCTCTCAATCCCGATACTACACAGACGACCCTGCCACTTGAAGAG